CCCAGAGAATGTTCTATCTTTAGATAAAACAGAATGGTCAACTATTGAACCTGTTATCAGAAAACCTGCAGGTGTAACAAATGCAAGGCTCTACGATAAGAGAGATCATACCTATGAGTTTGATGATGTTCAATATCTGAAGGTTGTTTGGTACTTTGAATTTGTAGATCTACCTGAAGTATTCAAACAATACATAACCATCAGAGCAGCAAACCTATTTGCTAATAGAGCTGTAGGTTCCAACGAAGTAGTTAAGTACTCTGAAAATGAAGAGGCTAATGCTAGAGCTGCAGTAATGGAATATGAAACACAGCAGGGAGACTACAACATATTTAATGATTCAGCAGGTGGAAGAGAGTTTCAAACATACCTACCTTATAACGCTATTAAGAGATAAACATGGCTGCAGTTTCACAGACAGTACCTAATTTATTAGGTGGGGTAAGCCAGCAACCAGATCCAATCAAACTACCTGGACAAGTTAGAGAGGCTGTAAATGCCTATTTAGATCCTACGTTTGGTTGTAAGAAAAGACCACCTACAGAGTTTGTAGGATTACTTGCTAACAACATCCCAACAGATGCTAAATGGGTTCCTATCTTTAGGGACAACAATGAGAAGTATATAGTTGCTATCTACAAATCAGGTAGTCCTGCAGTTATTACTGTTAAAGCTTGGGATGCAACAACAGGAGCCACTCGTACCGTTACAGTTGACGCTAGTGCTCAAACTTATCTTGATACCACAGACTTAAATAGTCTTCATACCTTATCTCTTTCTGACTATACATTAATTTCTAATAGTCAAAGGGATGTCAGCATGAACCAAATTCAACTGACAACTACTAAGGAAGAAGCTCTAGTCGTTATTAATTCAGTTGCTTATAACACTACCTACTCTATTGATATAAATAGAGATGGTAATACAGCACAAACCATAGTTTATAGCGCATCAGAATTAGAGATTACTCCTGGTTCTTATGAGGTAGCTGATGGTGGTGGATGTTCTCAGCACTCAGCTGGAGATCATGCTTCCTCTGCTACAGGTAAAACAGGACTTCAATATCGAATTAATAACCAATGTGCTGCCTATTATGATGAAGAATCTAATGCTTATATCTCTAGATATAACGCTAAGGTTATTCTTAAAAATGGTGGTGTTGGTTGGAGAGTAGGAGATACAGTCACAGCAACTGAAGGTGGTAAAACATTTACCATTCGAGTCAGTAAAGAGAAGTTTGAATATACCTATGCAAGTGATGGAATAGCGACCTTCACAACTCCTAGTAATGCCAGCTCAGGTACTTTAACGATAGGTGACATTATCACCAATCTAAAGAATGCAGTTAATGCTTTATCTAATTATACCTGCGATACTATTGGTAATGTTTTAAGAATCAAAAGAGACGATACCAGATCATTCAACATAGCTGTACGTGGTGGTACTACTAACAGGGCAATGACCGTCGTTAAAGATACGGCCAATGACATTACAGAATTACCATTCCAATGTTTTCCAGACTTCCAGTGCAAAGTAAATAATACTTCTGATAGTGAGGCAGATGATTACTATGTCAAGTTTGTCCCAGATGCTGCAGGTATCCCTGGAGCTGGATCGTGGGAGGAAACAGTTAAGCCAGGAATAGAAACAGGTCTGAACTCATCAACAATGCCTCATGCCTTAGTCAGGCAGGCTAATGGTACCTTCACACTTGGAGCTCTTAATAGTTCGTCAGCCTTTGGAGGATGGGCTAGTAAGGGAGTAGGAGATGAAGCTAGTAACCCTAACCCCTCTTTTGTGGATCAGGGTATAGCTAATATGTTCTTCTTTGGAAACCGTCTTGGGTTCCTAAGCGAAGACGCAGTAATCCTTAGTCAGCCTGGAGACTACTTTAACTTCTTCCAGACATCAGCTATTACTGTTAGTGATGCTGACCCTATAGATTTAACAGCTTCATCTACCAGACCAGCAATACTTCAATCAGCTGTAGGTACCCCTAAAGGTTTAGTGTTATTTGCTGAGAATGCTCAGTTTCTCCTAGCATCTCAGGATGTAGCCTTTGGACCTTCAACAGTAAAATTAACTGAAATTTCTTCTTATACATATAGGTCAATAACCCAGCCACAGAGTACCGGTGTCAGTGTCATGTTTGTAACTGAGGCAGATACCTACTCTAAGATCCTAGAGATGGCTGTGGACTCTGTAGATAACAGACCAACAGTTGCTGATAACACAAGAATAATTCCAGAATATATTCCTCCTGATTTAAAATGGGCAACCAATAGCCCAAATAATAGTTTGCTCTTTTGGGGTGATAATACAAATACTGTATATAACTTTAAATTCTTTAACCAAGGACGAGAAAGGCAGATAGCAGGTTGGAGTAAATGGACGTTCCCTACATCCGTTAGGATGATGGGCTTTGATAATGACACCGCTTACATAGTTTGTTTTGATGGCACAAATTCTATTCTCCTTAAAATGGAGCTACTGGATGATCCAGGTACAGCTCCTATATCTACTTCATTTAACACTAAATTCCTTCCTCGACTGGATTACATCCACTACAAAGCAGACTTAACAGCAAGTGCATCGGGTAGTAATACTAAAATTTATTTCCCAGCTGGAGGGTTTGTCACAGGTGCAACTCCTGTATTTATTGTAACCAGTGGAGCTGATGCAGGTCACTTCTTAAGACCTTCGATTGCTAGTGATGGTGGTGGTAGTTATATATTAGTTCCTAATACATTCACCTCTGCAAACTATGTAATTGGATTGCAGTACAGGATGAGCGTATCTTTACCATCATTCTATGTAACCAACGAAGGAAGAGCAGACAGAATAGATAACCCAGTTGTAGAAACCCTTCGATTAGATCTTTACTATTCAGGTCGATACCAAGTAGAGATCGAAAGATTAGGTTATGCAAACTGGACTCACGACGTAGACGTTGCAAGAGCTGGACTTTACTTAGCAAATAAACCTGCATTAGAAGAGGTAGTCACAAAAGACGTACCTATTTTCTGCTTAGGAAAAGATGCTAAGGCAAGTGTCTATGCAGATGATCCCGTTCCATCAGCTATTACTAGCTACTCATGGCAGGGTCATTACAACAAACGAGACGTAATCCAACTTAAAGGATAAGAATGAAACCGTATTACCGTGATGCCACAACCAAAGATGCGATACTTTTAGCTAATAATCTTCGGAAAGAAGATCGAGAAGAGCTTGAGGGTGTAGGACATAAAAATGTTTTACTAGCCCTCATTTTCATAGTTCAGATAAGTGAAACAGCTATAGCCTTTTTTGATGAAGATGATTCATTAGGAGGTATTGGAGGAATATTGCCTGACCCTAGAGATGGGGTGGCAATTGTTTGGATGTTATGCACTCCAATAGTTCAAAGAAAACCCCATACATTTATCAGACACTTAAAGCGTTTCCTTAATGAACAGCATGAGTATCGGATGCTATGGAATATCGCAGATGCGAGAAATAAATTTCACCATAAATTACTTAAATTATTAGGTTTTAAATGTTTAAGAATGACATATCAACCCCCGTATGGATTGCCGTATTTGGAGATAGTTAAATTATGTGCCCAGTAACAGCCGCCGCTGCGGGAAGTGCAAGTGCTGCTTTGACTGCAAATATTGCAATAGCTGGATTAGCCGTTAGTGCTGTTAGTACTGGTATAGGAATGTACCAAGCTCAGCAAAATATGCAGTTCCAAGCTGCATCAGCTAGACAGCAGCAAGACCTTTCATACAGACAAGCTCAACAGCAACAAAGATTCCAAAACGAACAAATAGTCAACAAACATATAGGACAAGTCAAAGCACAACAAGCAGCCTCCAACGCTGCAAACATGGCTTGGTTCTATGGAGATCAATCAGCTAACAAAGCTTGGATATCTCAACAGCAAAAGTTCAACGAAGTAAAAGATAAAGCCGCCTTTAAATCCCAAACCATCCTAGCCAAGATGATTGGCTCCAAAGGAAAGGTATTAGCTAGTGGAGCCACTGGACAGTCGGTTGGACTACTAGCACTAGATGCAGAACGTAGAGGAGGGTTTGCTCAAGCAGAGCAAGATGCAACCGTTAGAAGTGCTGAGTTGGCGATGGGTAACTCTATGGAAACCACACGCCTTAAAGCTCTATCTAATGCAAATAGGATTGGCTCAATGCTCGACTTCCCCGTACAAGCCCCACAACTATCACCAGAACCTGTAGGTATCGGAAAAGATTTAGAGCTGGGAATACCGGCTTATAGTTGGGCATAACAATGACATCTAGAATTTATAACCAAGTTGACTATGGAAGTAATTTCCAAGGGTCAGCTAAAGAGGAATCATTTACAAAAGTAGAAGCTCTAGATCAATCAGAAGCCATTAAGAAAAGGGCTGCTCAAAAAGTAGAAAGTATAGGTAACTTAGCTAAAGCTGCACAGATCCAAGGAAACTTAGATCAAGCTACCTTAGCTGGTAATCAAAAGATCGCTGGAGCAAAACTTGCTCGTGATCAAAAGATGGTTCAAGGGTTCTTGTCTTTAACTAAGACAGGTCTTGAAGCATATTCAAAAATGAATGAGGTAAGAGAGCAAGGTAAAAGAACACAAGGAATTTTAGATAGTATTGGTTTTGGTAATGAACCCCTAGTAGTAGATGAAACGAAAGTAGAAGCCAATAAAATAGATGATCAAAATATCTCTACTGAATCCAAAACTGTTAATGAGGTTTCTACAGACCTAAATAGTACAGGCAATATTGAAGATAAATCTTTATCCCATCAACTACAAGAAGATACAACTTTCAATAAGTTAAAGGGTATAAAGAACAGTCCAGCATCTGCAGCGGCTATACATTCTGCCTACATAAAAGAAAGACTCAGAAATACTCCTGATAATGAAAAGCCTCGAACAGTAGCCGAAGCTCAAATACTAATCACTCAACTTAATAGAGATTTCCTTAATGCTGCAGGGCTAAACGATCCAAGATTTATTGATCAAATAATTCAGGATTTGGCTCCCACAATGCGTAATAACAATATGCAGACCCTCACCAAATTAGTTGAGGATGGGATTAAGGTAGATCAAAAGGCAAACCTAGAAGGTGCAAAGTCTGAGATAGCTGTTTTATTTGATAACAAAGAAGATGCAAACTCTATTTGGCTTAAAGCCTATGACAAATTTCTAAATGGTAATGTTGGTTATACAGGTGACTCAGCAGAACTAAATCAAAAAGTTTTAGAAACTATTTTAGAAGAAGCATCCCTAGCTGGTCCTCATGGTCAAACAGTAATTAGAGATCTTAGAAAGGTTTTAAAAAGGCCAGGTATTAAAGGAACAGAATTAGAAAAGCAATACGAACATATTTTTGATAAATATGAAAAGAAAGCTAAAACTAATGCTGTTAATGACTACACACTAACTCAAAGGAAAAGGGCTGCAGATAGGCAAATAATAATAGATGACTATTACGAGAACCCTTCAGCTGAAAATAAGTTAAAAGCAATAGAAGCTTTAAAGAAACAAAACACAGCTGAGTCAATAGCACTAGCCAACAAGCTAGCGTCTACTGGTCTTAACTATGATCCCCATCAAGCAACAGAGCTCGCTATCGAGCAAGCAAAGGGAAATGAGTTAGACGAGGATATGTTACGGACTCTCCTAGATGAGAATGTTATTTCCGTTGATGAGTATAAATCTCTGAAAGAATCTGGACCTCTTAGACAAAGTAAGAAGGAATTAGATGAGACTTTAAATAGTACTCAAATGCAAAAAGCGATATTATCTTCTCTTGTTCAGGGTGTACCAGAAAAAGAACAAAATAGTGAGTTAAAGCGACAAGCTGGGGTAAGACTAATAGCTATACAAGATGATCTTAGGGATGCAGTACTAGCTGAGTTAAGAGTCAATCCAAATTTAATAGGAGATAAGAAAGAGTTAGCTAGTGTTATAGATGAAAAATTAAAGAACCTATTAAGCCAACCTCAATATAAAGCAGTACAAAGCCCTTTAGCAGATAAGCAATGGAGCTTCCCAGCAGAAATAAGCAATACACAAAACCTAGCAAATATAACTGTTGCCGGAAAAGTAGGAGTCGAAGACTATTCAAACCTTAGTCATGATCAATTATTTAATCAGCAAAAATTTTCTATAGGTGAGATGAATCCTACTAAGGATTACTTCTTCGCAAAAGATGATTTAAAAGTTGAATTAACTAGATTCAAAACAGATGGGCATGGAAGTAAACGACTACAAGATCTAGCTCAAAGTATGGGGTATTCACCAAAAGCATTTTTAAATGCTCAGATGCGTCTGCGTGGTCTACCTAATATTAATAAAGTAAATGTAGAAGGCATTGAAGCTCCAACAAGTTTCAACAGTCTAAATGATGGCTTTAAATATCTTGTCAGTGATGGTGGCTTACCTTGGAGAGGTTCAGCCTATCTAGCAGCAAATATTGAAGCATTAACTGGATGGAATTTCAACCTGGATGATAAAGGTCAACTTAGTGTTGCCCCCTGGATGGAATCACCAGCAAGAGTAAAAAATTTAGAAGCCGCTTTTGGCAAACCAATGGATCAAATTACAAACCGAGAACAGTTGAACTATATGCTCGTGGAAATGAAGAGAGACCATCCCGAGTCTTACCGAGTTTTCATGGACCCACAAGCCTCACATCTAGCGTTAACTAAGGCAACTTATAACTACTTTGGGTTTGGGATGGGAGACGCTCAAAGCGTAGCAAACATTAATGGGAAAATAACAGGTTTATTAAATAAAAGACCTGACTAGTTAACTCTCTAAGGTTGCGACCTAAGAGAACAATTCATATACACAATGGCCGATGAACTAACGGATATTGATAGTCTATTTGAAAATACAGAAGACCCCATCACAGAAGGGAACCCTGAAGATTTACAAGAAGGCTTCGATAACTTACCAAGCGTAACCTCACCTACAGATCAACAACAGCAACAACCCCAACAACAAGAAACAGCTCGAGCTCAAACAACAGAGAGAAACCCTTTAAACTGGCTACCTGAAACTTTAAAGCCTACAACCCTTAAACAGGGATATGATGCAGCTACAGGACTAGTCAATGGTCAAGGTGATGATGTTTTCAGGAACGCTACAGCAAATGTAGTTGATTTTGTAGACAACACTTTTCTAGGTGATCAAAGGAGTAAAGACGAAATACTAGAGACTAGAGATCAACTCACTGGTCAAGGTGTATTAAATCGACAGAAACAAATAGAAAGCGCACAACCTAACTTAGTTTCAGAGACTGTAGGAGCTTTTATTGGTGCTCGTCTTGGAAACCTTGAAACAGCTTTTGAATTAGGTGAATTAGCGGGAGATACCGTTAAGTGGGGTTCCCAAAGGCTAGCAGGACAAGAAGTAGATCCTACTCAAATCCCCTTTAACGATAAATATGAATGGGCTCAGTGGAATCTAGGTAGAAGTACATTTGGAGCTCAAACAGGTGTAGGACAAGTAGCTCAAGGCTTCATTGGTTTCGCTCAAATACTTAAATCAACTGGTGGTCTAAAAGGACTAGCAGATGGAAAGGCAAAAGTACTTCAACGCTTTTGGACCAGTGGCGGTTTAAAAAACCAACGAGCCTTACCAACTGGACTTTCTAAAAATTTAGCTAGAGCTGGTCTAGTTACGAAAGGAGGAATGGTTGGAGGTCTGTATGGAATACCTGCAGATGTCATTACAACTATTACTGACCCTGAACAGTCAAACCTTTCAAACTTAATCAAAGAGAAAGCTCCTGAATGGTATCCAACATGGCTAACTGCTTTAGCTGTTGATGCTGATGACAGCATGGCTGAAGCCATCTTTAAGACAAGTCTAGAAGGATTTGGTCTTGGATATGTAGCAGATTCAGCTGGTGTAGTAATTCATGGTCATAGGTATTTTAAGCAACTATTAGATGGAGGAGTTGATAAAGAAACAGCAACAAAACTAGCTACTAAAGAATCGATTGAGTATCAAAAACTACAAGAGCCTTATAGTGCCCAATCAATAAGACCCGAACAGGATATAGAGGTAGCTTTTCCACCAACTGATCTAGGTAGATATGAGTTCTGGAGATTAGGCTCTGAAAGTAGTTCTACTAATTTATTTGGTGAACTAGGAGAAGTAGCTGAAACCCTCAGATCATACTCAGTAGATGATCAGGTTAGGTGGTATAAAAAAGCTAAATTTGATAGAAATCAGAATGAATACTTTCTCCCTTTTCTATCTTTAGAAGCACAGTTCAAAATCAATAATGGAGATGCCAAAAGACTCTTTCAACTTCCAAATGGAACAATAGTAAAATTTGATTTCCATAGATTCGGAACTAACACTGTGGATTCAGGTAGAGTTTCAAGTAAAGAGGTATCCCTAGCTTGGAATGTTAAGAGTAAAGGTATAAAAGGTAGAAACCTTAAGGAGGGCATAGATCCAGCCAGTGACTATGGAAAGAAATGGAAAGAGTGGTATGACGCTGGAGAAGAAGGTCCAGGTCCAGTCAGACCAGAACAAGAAGATCTTGGTGGCTGGAGTAGGCAAGTTATTCGTGAGATACAAACAGTTATAAGAGAAGAAATTGAAGCAGGAACTATTGTCACAAATACCCCGTTAGAAGATATAGAAACGGGTTTATCTGGAGCACAAGCTAGACGAGCTGCTGATTGGGCTAAAAAGAATCTTCCAAAAGAAACTGAGCAACTATTTCTTGATAACTTTGCGGAAGATCAAGGTAGTGGTGGATGGGAGAGAGTACTAGAACAAGTAATGATGGATAGGGGTTATGCTGGTAGTGAGAACCCCTTAGATGCTACTGACGCATTTGAGTTAATTAAGAAGATAAATGGCAAACCTAAAGCAAAGAATGCTTGGCAGGCTCTGACTCCTGAACAACAACTGTATGCGTTTGATCAGTTTGTAAGTAATCAAATGATTGAGCGTCCCAAGGGTATGCAAGAGATGCCAAATATCAGAAGAGATCTATATAAAAGAGCAGGCTTTGGAGATCCTGATTATCGCGGTGCACAAACTGCAATAGCTAGAAGTTCACCAGATGGTAGGAATAGATGGCTTACCCCTGTTAATGAAGTTCTTGATGAATTTGGAAACAGAGATCCAGTTGCAACAGAAGCTAAGATTTTTGAAACTTGGCGAGCACAAATCAACCCAATAGTAATTGCAAACGACTATATCTTTAACACCAGTGCAGGTGCAGGAGTAGCTGAAGGTAGAATCGAAAGATATTTAAAATTAAGAATCCAACAGGAAAGAGGCATCCCTATTACCTGGGATGACGTTAAGGCTGTATTCCCTGAGTATTTCGTAACAGGAGCAAGGCAACCTATAACAGAGATACCTAGACAAATTCTTGAAGACATTGAAGGATTTAAAGTAAGTGCTGAACTTGCTGGCATGGCAGATAATAGTGCTAGAGATCTTGATGGGGTTATAGTTACAGACGGATTCTTAGTTGATATAGATGGTGTATCACTCAACAAGTTTGACGAGCAAAGCATCAATGACTTCCTTACAAAGAACTCTCAGCTCCTAACTAGAGAGGATGTTCGTCTCTACTATGGTGTTACTACAGAAGGAAAGCCATTCTTAAATATCAATCGATTAGTAGCTGCAGATGATGAAGCTCAAGCTTTAGGATTACTATTTGACCAAGTTGATATCAAATCTGCTACAGGTTGGGTACAGGCTGATTCTCCAGCAGGTCTTTCATATAGATTCACAAATTATCAACAAATTCTATCAAACCCCGATATTCAGAAAGTCTTTAAAGAGGCATATATAGAAAATTATAGACAGTCTGATTGGGATCAATATATGGAGAATGCTCCTCCTGGGGAGTATGAAAAAACATTTGATGCATTTGTTGGTGATGGTTTATTAAACCTTAGAGATTTCATGTCAGACCCACCTCCAGGTCTTGAATTTACTGGAGGAGGAGCTACTGGTAGAGCTGGTAAAGCAGAAGGAGTAGACTTTGAGCTCATTGATACCTATGGAATTGATCAGCTAAAAACAACTAAAGGAAATCATCTAGATAGTATATTCTCCAATCCCCACGAAAGGAGAACAGTTACACCTACAGAAGCAGCTGCTCAACAACTACAAGAGGTCACTACCCCTAACGTAGGAACCCGCTCAGGAAGCCAAAGAACTCTTACTAATGCACAGATAAGACTCTTAGCTGATGGGGCTCCAGACGGTGTAGAGGAGCAAATTAGAACGCTTGTACGTGATACTCCTATCAACATAAGAGAGTTGTCTCAATTAACTCAATTATCAGAAGGAGAGATCTTAGAAAATGCAACAAAGAGCTTAGCGGATATATTTGATCAGCACACCGGAAAGGTTGATTTAAGTAAGTTAGATGTAACTGAATATGGAGATACTGGAGATGTCCTACTAACAAGAACAGGGATCGTACAGACACGAATGCTAATGCAAGAAATGTCTAAAGGTCTTTGGGAATCTTCCTATAACATCGTCAAATTAGGTGATGCTGGAGAGGATTCTTTTGCTCAAGTAGAGCTAATGGTCAAACAGTGGAAATCCTTAGCAAGAACATACAAGATTAGTGCTAATGCTCATAGTAATCTCCTACATGCTTCAGCAATTAAGCTTCCTTGGGGTGGTGAAGTACCTAACCCAATACCAAAAGTAGATTTAAACAAGGTAGATACCAAATTAAAAGAAGGTGAGAAGGTCTTAGATGATTTAGTAGAGAAATTAAAGAGTGGTGATGCAGAGGCGAAGAGAGCAGCAATGAAGATTGCTAATACTCTCTTACTATCTGATGGTGATATAAGTATCACAAATAAACTCTGGCAATACATCGGAGAAATATCTATTGGGCAAGGCTTAAAGATCATGTATAACTCCCTGTTATCTGGTCCAGCCACACATCTAGTTAACACTACTTCTAACATGATCAATACGGTCTATAGACCTATTGCAGCAGCAACAGGTGGAAATGTTAGAGAGAAGAAAATGGCTGCAGCTGGCTTCTATGGAATCCAACAGACATTAAAAGATTCTTTCACAATGGCTGAAAAGGTTTTTAAGAATGGAGGAAAAGCGATCAATGATGGTGGTAAAGGAATCGTCATGGATTCTGAACTAAATGCAAAATTAGATCTATTACATAAAGCAGCTAAAGCTAGTGATGATAGGGGGTTTAAGTATGGGGTTGGTATGGTTGACATCACTCATGGTGTTGCGAACTTCCCACTATTCAGTTGGCCTAGTAATTTACTAGTTACTGCAGACGAGTTCTTTAAAACTATGGCAGCTCGTATGGAATACAATTCTCAGATGATGGGAATAGCCATAGATGAAGCTGGAAGTGGAAAAAATATAGACGATGTATTCCAAAAGCTCTTAAAAGACAACCTAGATACTAATTTCGATAAAGGTACAGGAGCAATACTTAACGAAGACCTACTAAAATCTGCAAAGGAAACAACTTTCCAAACAGAATTATCAGGTCCAGCTGCTAAATTTGCTCACTTTATTAATGAAGCTCCAGCTTTAAGGGTATTCTTCCCATTCGTAAAGACTGGCCATAACATTATGGTCTATGCAGGGGAGCATGTACCTCTATTGAATAGACAGCTCACAGAATATAAAGCCGTAATGGCTGGCGATGACGAATATGCCAAAGCAGTGATGAAGGGAAGAGAGTCAATTGGTAGATATATGGTAGTAGGTGCTGGTTTAGCTGCCTGGAATGGTCTTATTACAGGTAATGGTCCTGTAGATCCTGACCAAAGAAAGCTTTGGCTTAAAACACACCAACCTAGATCAATAAAAATAGGTAATACTTGGATTAAATATGATCGTATTGAACCTTTTGGTCAGATACTGGCTCCTTGTGCAGACATTATTTATATGGTGCAAACAGGACAGCTAAGTGAAGACAGAGCTGAATACCTGACTGGATATTTAACCTATTCCATAGCATCTAACCTTACTCAGAAGTCCTTCTTCCAAGGGTTAGTCCCTCTGGGTAGATTATTAACCCCAGGATGGCAAGGTCAAGATGCATTAACACGAGTTTCAGTAGATACATTTAATAACTTCATACCTTTAGCCTCTGCTAGACGTACATTCACCAACTTACATACTCCCTACTATCAAGAATTTAATAATGTCTTTGATAAATTAGCTAATCAGGTAAGTTGGGGAGCTGTTAAGGGTGATGATCAGTATGATTGGCTTAATGGTAAGAAAATAGGTAATGATAGAGGATTACTTAACTCTTTATTACCACTTCAAATAAATACTCGTGGCTCAAGCATCGTTCATGACAAATTAGAAGACATAGAATTTGATAGTTCTGGAATAGTTAAAGAGTTAGGAGGCATTGAGCTCAATAAGAAGCAAAAAGCTCGCCTGGCTCAGCTCATGGGTAACTCTGGTTTATATCATGAGCTAGAGAAGTGGGTAACACATCCAGACTTTGATCAAGCGGTAGAAGATTTTAAGACGAAACTTAGACAGGGACAACCCGTCACTAAGCAGAACGAATATTTCTACAAACAAATCACGAGAATTATCGCTAAATATAGGGATGGAGCTCTTGAACAAGTTAAGAATGAGTTCCCTGAGCTTAGAGATAAGGTAAATGAAAGAGAACTATATAGATATAACCAAAAAACAGGTAATAACGCAGTCCAAGAATTAGCCAATTTTTAAAAAATGACAATAAGCAATGGCTGTCACATCAAACTCATACACAGGGAATGGTTCAACTACGAACTATTCAATTACATTTCCATATATAGCTACCACTGACATAAAAGCTCAGATCAATGGTGTAGCAACAACAGCATTTTCATTAGCCAACGCAACAACAGTCGCATTTAGTAGTGCTCCAGCAAACGGAGCATCTATTATTCTTTATAGACAAACAGACGATACAACTATCCCAGCGACTTTCTATGCTGGATCTTCTATTCGTTCTGACGACTTAAATAATAACTTCACACAGACCTTATATATAGGTCAAGAGACGTCTGCTAGATCACTTAGTACGTTAGGCGGCACTATGACCGGCGACGTAGCTTTAGGTAAAGGGGCCAATCTTTCATTTGAAGGGTCTACTGATAATGCTCATGAAACAACTCTAACCGTAACCAACCCAACAGCAGACCGTACTATCACCTTACCTAACGTCACAGGTACGGTAGTCACTACGGGAGATACCGGATCAGTCTCTAACACAATGCTCGCTGATGCTGAGCTACAAGAGTTAGCGACTATGACCTCTGGTACTGCCTCTGCTCTAGCTGATTTAACTCAAACAGAAGTCCAAAAAATAGACGGGCTTACAGCTAGCACCACCGAATTAAATAAATTAGATGGTGTCACTGCATCAACAGCAGAATTAAACCTTACGGATGGATTAACATCTACTACCGTTGAGCTTAATCATGTAAGTGGTGTTACATCTTCCATTCAAACCCAGATAAATGCAAAGCAGCCTCTAGATGCTGAGCTAACAGAGCTGGCAACTATGCCATCTGCTACAGCAGCTGCACTAGCTGATCTAACTCAGGCTGAAGTACAAACCATTGATGGGGTAACAGCCACAACCGCTGAACTTAATATCCTTGATGGAGTAACGGCTACTACAGATGAAATAAACATCATTGATGGTGTTACTTCTACAACAGCTGAACTTAATATCCTTGATGGGGTAACGGCTACAGCTGCAGAAATAAATACTTTAGATGGGGTAACGGCTACAGCTGCAGAAATAAATACCTTAGATGGAGTACCTAACACACTTACAGCTACAGAGCTCGGATATGTGGATGGAGTTACATCATCTATACAGACTCAAATAAATAGTAAGCAACCACTTGATTCAGAACTAACTACCTTATCTGGTATGCAGGCAGGGACTGCCTCAGTTCTAGCTTCAGGGACGGCACTAACTTCATCAACAGCAGAATTAAATCAATTAGACGGAAAAACTATAACTGGCTCCTTTAATGGGAGTGGATCTAATGATATCCCTACTAGCTCGGCTATTAATAGTCATTTCATTAGTCTTATTGATAGCTTGGGCGGCTTTGTTGCCATATCAAATGAAGTTAGCTTCCCCAACGCAAACCCCGATCCCTCAGATAATGCTGGAACCGTTGTCTCTATCCAAGATGCAGGCGGTGTAGTTATTAATGGATCAGGTGTTAGTACAACTGGTCGAACACTTGGAGCCTCAACGGTCACTATTAATGGATTCCCAAGTTCTTTATATAGTAAAACCCTAGCCGCTGGCTTAGGCTTACAAGTTCAAACAACATCTACTTTAAATACTTATACATATCATAAGTTAATTGCTAAAGAAGCTGATGTTGAGCAACTATCTACAGATATAAACGACTTTGCTGCTAGGTATCGAGTAGGAGGTAGTAACCCTACAACTGACCTAGATAATGGAGACCTGTTCTTTAATACAGGAACCGGCAAGATGTTGGTTTATAACTCCAACAATACAGCATGGGAGGAAGTTCAGTCAGTAGGTAACTTCTTTATCAATACAATATCTAGCTATTCAGGGACAGGTGGAAATAGTGCAACATTTAATGGTACTGCTTGGAGATTCACTCTCAGTAATGCACCAACAAACGCCGAACAGCTACTTGTTAGCATCAATGGAGTCGTTCAGAGGCCTACAGCCGGAAATTCTCAGCCCGCAGAAGGGTTTTCTATTGACGGTTCTTCTATTCTATTCTCCAGTGCTCCTCCTAGTGGTAGCGATTGGTTTATCATCACTATTGGATCGGCTGTAAATATTGGTACTCCAAGTAACAACACAGTCTCAACAGCTATCCTACAAAATGGATCAGTTACAACAGATAAGTTAGGAGCTGACGCTGTTACAGGTGCAAAGATTGCAGACGATGCAATTAATTCAGAACACTATACTGATGGTTCTATAGATACTGCTCACATAGCAGCCGACCAAATCACAGGTGCTTTAATTGCAGACGATGCAGTCGGTGCTGAACATATAGAAGTATTAGACGCAGCTCTTCAGTTTGGAGATAATGTTAAAGCTCAGTTTGGAGCAGGGAATGATCTTGCTATTTACCATAATGGATCTAATACATATCTAGATAATAATACTGGAACATTAATATTAACTTCTGCTGGAAATGTTGAAGTTAGTGCAGCAGACGATTGGACGATTTACGGCATAGCTAATGGAGCTGTAAATTTATACTATGATGGAGCTAAGAAGTTTGAGACAATGAGTTGGGGTGTCTTAGCTACAGGAGATATTCAAACTTATGATAATAATAAAGTTATTTTAGGAAGTGGATCAGATTTCCAGATCTATCATGATGGAACAAATACT